CTTGATGGGCATCACAGGCCTCCGTCGAGGTAGCGCCCAGGGCCCAAGCGCGAGAACTCGCCGTGGACCACGTGGCCCTCTGGAAACTGGAACCGCGGGTCGTGGGTGTAGGAGGGGCCGTAGGTGACGTTGCCCGTGGCGCGCTGCGCCGGCGCCGCCGGCGGCCTCTGCACGGTCTGCGGGCGGTACGGCAGCCGGTTTTCCACGGGCAGCTTCCCCTTGGGCTTGGGCTGCTTGCGCGGCTGTTCGCGCGGCTCACGCGGCTTGCCCCGCCGCGCCTCGATGGCGGCACGCTGCGCCGGCGAGAGCAGGCAGCCGCAGGACCGCGGCATGCCCTGGCGCACGTTGTTGTCACCGACGACGATCCAGCCAGGGCCACCACCCAGGCCCTCGCACCGGCAGCTGTTCTTCCACAGCTTCTGGCCCCTCGCGTTGCGGCCAGCCTCTTCTACGACCTTGAGCATTCCGTACTCCAGGCCGAGTTCGGGCTGCAGGTACGTCCGCTTCTGCCCGGTGACCGGCTTCATTGCACGCTCCTCGCGCCCAGCGCCTGCACGCCGAACATCTCGGCCACGTTGATGGCCACGCGCTCGGCCAGGTGCGCCGTGTCGGCCGCCGAGATCCAGGCGTCGTGCGGGCCCAGCGGGCTCTCGAAGCGCGACACGCTCAGCTCGAGCGTGCGCCCACCCCAGTGCTGCAGCAGTTGGTACTCACGCAGGGTGTGCACGTCGGTGAGCACCAGGTGGCTGCTGCGCTGCTGCAGGTGCTGCGCCACGAGCCAGGCCTCGGCCCCGCGCACGAACGCCCACGGGTCGGCCTCGCGCCGGAACAGGCTCCAGTGCATCGTTGCCCAGCGGGGGCTGCGCGCGCGCTCGAGCTCCAGGCCGCGCCGGACACTCCAGGCCCGGAAAAACGGGTCGACGCAGCGGCCCGCCGCCAGCGCCGGCGCCGCCAGTTCCCATGCCTCGCCGGGCACCACGTCGCGCACGTCCGTGCGCCAGGCCTCGGCCACCTGCCGCTGCAGCTCGGCGGCGAAGCTGCCCACCGTGAAGCCCAGTGCCTGCAGCGCCTGCACGGCCAGGCCGCGCGCCGGGCTCTCGGGGCCCGCCAGGCCGATCAGGTACAGCGGCGCGGCCGCCTGCGCCGTGCGGCCGATGCGGCGGCCGCCGGGGTGATAGGTCAGGGTCATGGGGCTGATCCTCATGATGTGGTTCTCCATGGCTCAGGCGTTGCCGGGCTGCTGCAGGCTGGCCAGCGGCACGGTCAGTGCCGAGCCGGCCTGGAACGCCATCGATGCGACCTCGGCGATGGCGGTGAGGTGCTGCTCCTCGCTGAGCTGCAGCGCGACGTGCAGCACGTCCACCAGCGCGGCCAGCTGCGCGTGGTTGCGGGCCACGCGCGGGTGGTGGGACACCGGCAGCAGCCGCTCGTAGTGCGCCGGCGCGAGCCGTGCGTGCAGGTCCAGCAGCTCGCCGTGGCAGGCGTCGAAGAAGCCGATGAAGTCCGGCGCCTGCGTCCCAAGCGTGTACTGCATGCGCTCCAGCTCGCGCACAGCTGCGCGCGAGTCGCCGGTGTCGGTCGCCCTCTGAAGCGTCAGCTCACAGCACCGCATGGCCATGGCCGGGGTGCCCATCTCGCTAGCCAGTTGCGACAGCACCAGTCCGCCGGCAAAGCGGTGCGTGACCGGGGCGCGGTCCAGCACCGTGCTGCGCACGCACACGGGAGTGCCGTTGTAGGCCGCTGCGACCTCCTCGCGGATGAGCCCGCGCACGCGGGTGCCGCGGAGCGACAGGCACACCACGGGTCGGTTCTCGGCGCCGTAGAGGCGTTGGGCCTGCGCCTGGCGCGTGGCCATCGCTGGCACCCAGCCCTCGTAACCCGGGAGCCCGATCAGCGCGTGCAGCGTCTCCAGCAGCGGAGCCGCGTGGCCATCCTCCTCCCCGACGAGGACCAGGATCGGAAACGCGCGTTGCCGCGCGCGCAGCTGCTGCGCCATCAGGCTGCCGGTCCAGTGGGCCAGCGCGACCAGGCCGCGCGGGCCGAAGGCGCGCCAGTAGGGGGCGAGCCAGGGCAGCGCGGCTGCGGCCACGGCGCTGTGGTCCGGCTGGGAGCCTGCGGGCGTGTCGTTGAGGTGGACGGTTGTGGGATCAAGGGTTTCGCTCATGGCGTGGTCTCCGGTCAGGGAATCGGTGGTGGGTCAGTCGTCGCGGTCGCCGGCGGCTGCGCGCTTGTGGTCGACCTGGTGGTGATGGGCGGGCGCACCGCGGCGCGCCGGCGCGGGCAGGGGCCGCTGCATCAGCACCGACTGCACGCGGCGCTGGGCCTGCTGCACGGCGTCGATGCGGATCAGGCTGCGGGCATGTGGATCGGCCATCGCGGCCTCGAAGGTCCAGGGGATTCCGGGCCGCACGCTGGCCAGGGCGGCCCAGGAGGCGCGCAAATCGGCGTCGGTGAGGGGTAGGCGTGGGCGCACGGGTTTCATCGCGCTATGCGGCCTTCCTGCGGCCGCTGGAACACCCAGCACCAGATCGCGGTGCTGGCGTTGAGGGTGTTCTTCTCCCGGATCGCCGAGTTGACGTTCTTGGTTTCCAGGAACGGGTAGCGGCGCGAGGTGGGCAGCAGCGTTTTCAGCTCCTGCGGGGTCGGGATCTGCTGGCCGTGCGTGCGGGCCACTTCCTGCATGTGGTTGAGGTTCACCGCGATCAACTCGTCGGGCGTGCGGCTGTGATTCACCGCAGTCGTGCCGCCGTCCAGATACTCGAACGCGTTCCAGAACTGCTCGATGAGCGGGTGCTCGGCGTTGATCGCCTCTTGGCGTTCCACGGCCATGGCGTCGATCTGCTCCATGAGCGCCTGGAACTGCCAGTCCTCCAGCCGCACCACCAGGCGCAGCGCCTCGGCCAGCGCCGCAAGCTGGGCGTGGTTCTTGGCCAGGCGCACGGTCTTCACCTTCGCCTGCAGGCGCTTCTCGTGCACCAGCGTGCGCTGGGAGACCAACTCCAGGATCTGCTTCTCGGCCGCCAGCACCTTCAGCAGCCAGCCGCTGACCCGCTCGAGGGGCATGGTTTCCAGGCCCTTGCCCGCGGCGTAGCCCTCGGGGCTGTGGTGGGACTTCGTCCAGTGCATGTGGACAATGCGCTGCAGGATGGCCTCGGAGGCCGAAACGGGTGCGTTCTGCGCTATCACGAGGGCGCTGCGGAAGGGTGGCTCCAGCGTCTCGTTGCCGGCGTTGGCGATGCCACGGGCGCGGATGCCGCGGCCGTTGAACAGCGGCTTCAACTCGTCCCAGTCGAACTGCTTGCCGTGGGACTTCTTGTCGTCGGTGACGCCTCCGCGGTCGCTCTCGATCAGCACCGTGGGCAGGTTCGCCACCTGCACCAGGGCCCGGCCGCGGGCCGCCGGGCTGGCTTTCATGATGTCGAAGCCTTCGTAGTCCGGGCGTCCGAGCAGCTTCCACATGAACTCGATCAGCGTCGACTTGCCTGAACCGGCCTCGCCGCACACCTCCAGGAAGGGGAAGCTCTTCTGCTCGGCGCGGATCTGCTCGGCGAACAGGGTCCCGAACCAGAATGCAAGGGCCACCAGGCCCTTGGCGCCGTAGGCCGTCCATAGCATGCGCAGCCAGTCCTCGGAGTACTCGGACAGGTCGCGGTTGATGTGCAGCTGCACCGCCTGGCCGATGCTCTTGATCTGCAGCTTGTGCAGCTCGAAGAAGTCCTCGCTGTTGACCTGGTGGGCCTTGCCGGCCTGCACGGCCAGGTTGTTGAACACGTAGGCACCGTGCTCCCGGGCGTAGCCGATGAAGTCGATGGTCTCGACGCGCGGGATGTTGAACAGCTGCGTCTGCAGCATGCGCCGGAGCATCAGCGAGGTGCCGCTGTACATCGCCCCGGGCGCCACGTGCATCAGCCGTTTGCCAAAGTCGGTTGCGGAGGAAAGCTGTGCAGCGGTGAAGGTTGCCTTGACCTCGGGGCCATCGTGCGGGAACACGATGCGGAAGTAGTACCAGGCCTCGTCCGTCATCCGGTTCGCCAGGTAGTACAGCGGCGTGGGCACGCACTCGGCAATGCGGGTGATCGTGTGGGCCTTCAGCAGCGCCTGCTCGCGCGTGTTCTCATCTTCGACGTCGCTCTGGCGCCCCTCTTTCTGCAGCTCCTGCACCTCCTTGTGGTAGGCGTCCAGGTCCAGCTTGAACCAGTAGAGGCAGGAGGCGAAATCGAAATGGAACTCCTGGCGGCCGTCGTGGCGGTAGATGAGCAGGCCCTTGGCCAGTGCGCTGGGAGCAGTGAGCAGGGCGCCCAGGTACAGGCACTCGTCCAGCGTCTTGCGGTCGAGCCGGCCGCGCTGGTGGAGGTCGTTCCAGTCCAGTGTGCGGCGGCCGGTCTGCGGCACCTGTGCCGCCTTGCAAGTCCAGCCGGCCTCGGTGGCCCGCTTGAACCACTTCTGCGTGTATTCGCGGCCGGCCTTGTCGGTGTCCAGGGCCCACACCAGCGTGGGCCGCGGCAGGCTGCGGCTCTTGCACTCCTCGGCCACCGCATCCAGCGCCGCCCCGGGGTAGTTGCTGGAACTCATGGAGCTCGCGGCGGCGATGTCGTGGTGGTCGAGCGCGATGGCGTTGAAGATGCCCTCGGTGATCCAGATCTCGGCCGCGGGTGCCAGGTCGCGCCCCGGGGGCTGCCACCACATGCCGCGGAACGAGCTGCCCTTGCGGAAATGGGCCTTCTTCTCGAAGCGGTGGGGGCGGTCGATGAGCCGCTCCCAGTACGCGGTGCCGACAGGGAACCGCACCGTGGCCGAGGTCGCGCCGCGGCCGTTGTCGGCCCGGTCGTCGTGGTAGGTCTCCTGCCGGTACCAGCCCTTGATGCGCGCCAGGTCGAAGCCGCGGGACGAGGAGAGGTAGGCGTCGGCTGCGGCGTCAGGGTTCTCCTTGGCCTCCTCGCGGGTGCGCTTGCTCCAGTCGTCGAACACGTCCGGGTAGCGCTCTTTGACGTGCTCTTCATAGCCGCAGTTGTTGAGGCGGCTGCACTTCAGCACCCACGGGTGCTCGGCGTGGGTGTACAGCTCGCGCTTGCCGCAGCTGGGGCACGTGCCCCGGCGCAGCCACTCGCCCTGGTGCTTGAAATCGAACTCGTCCAACAGCTGGAGGAGCTCGTGATGAAGATCGGCGTTCACTTCGCGTCGGCTCCTGCAGCTGTGGCAGGCACTGCGGCCCCCGGCAGCGGCATGCCGACGTGCAGCGACACGCGCAGCGCGCCCAGGCACAGCAGCACGACGGCGAAGCTCCCGTTGTCGTGCAAGTCCTTGCACTCAAAGCCGAGCTCTACCAGTGCCCGGTAGAGGCGATGGGCGCTGTGGTCGCTCATCGGCGCGGTCAGACGGACCGCAGGCCGGCCCTTGCGGCTGGCGTCCAGGCTGATGAAGCTGGGCCACAGCGTGACTCCCCGGGCCTGGAGCGCGGGCACGTGCACCTGCAGCCGCTGCAGGTGAGGGATCAGCGCTTTGAGCTCGCGCATGCGCTCGTCGTGCCGCTGCGCCTCGTGCCGCAGGCAGTCCGCATTCAATGTGCTGGGCGGGCTCGTTTTCATGTCAACCAACTTCGTAGGTGCGCGTTGATCCCGCAGAGCCCATTGAAGGGCTCCGCAGGTCGAGTCATAGGTATTGGGGGCGCGTCAGGCCGTCAGGCCGGCGCGTATGCGGGAGGGCCTTCAGCCATAGGCGAGGCCCTCGAAGAGGTCGCCGTTGCGGCGTGCGGGCGGGATGTCGTCCACGGGGTCGGCGATGGCGGCCACAGGGCTATTGCTCAGCACGGCATTGAGCGTGCCGCGCTGCACGTGCTGCGACAGCGGCAGCTGAATATCAGTTCGGGGGATGGATGAGGGAGACAACGAGCGCACGGCCTCGACCTGCGCGACATAGATGTGACCGCACATCAGGTTGTTGCACACGAAGGTCACCTCCATCAGCAGAGGGCTCAGGTACCGGTTCTTCCGGCCCGTGGAGCGCTTGCCGCAATGTGGGCAGAAGAAGCCCAGCCGCACCCGGCCGCCCCGCTGGTGGGTTGTCGTGGCGTTGTCGTGCGTCATGAAGGGCTCCCTCGGTCTACTGCGGCGGTTGTTGTCAGGTGCCCACGCCGAGCTCCGCCTCGTACTCGGCCAGGCCAACGAGCGCCACGAGGCGCACGAACGCGGCCACGCTGCGGCTCTCGCGCTCCGCGCCGGCCTCCAGGGCGGCGACCTCGTCGGGCAACAGCCGCAGGCCGATGTGCCGTCGGGACATTGCACCGTCAACCCGCACGCTGGTCAGCACCTGTGGGGATTGCTGGTAGGCAGCAACCCCCCGTTGCACGAGCAACCGTGCAAATGCCGCTTTGGAGCGGTTCTCACGCTGCGCGTACTGGATCACCGTGTCCATCTGCGTCGGCGGCATGTCGAGTGGAATCGGCATGTCGGAAACGCCTTTCGGTGATCGCTGCGGTTTCGCGGTCGGCATCGCGTGGCTCCCGTTTAAGTGTGTAATTCGCTGTTGAACGCTTACACAGCATTGCACTCAAACGGGTGCATTGCAAGGAACTCTGCACCCAAATGAGCACAAAAGGTAACAGACTCCGAGAGGAGCGTGAAAAACTTGGCATCTCGCAGGAGGAGCTGGGCGTCATTGGCGGGGTATCGCGCAACGCACAGGGGCGTTACGAGAGCGACGACCGGGCTCCGGATTGGGTGTACCTGGAGCGCTTGGCTCAACACGGGGTGGACGTGCTCTACGTGATCACTGGCCAGCGCATCCAGGCCGCGGCCGCGGTGCTGACGGGCGAGGAGGCGACGCTGGTTGAGAACTACCGCCACGCCGCGGCCGAGGGCCGCCAGGCGGCCGCTACGGTGCTGAGCGCGCTGGCCCAGCAGCAGAAGAAGTAAAGCGCGCCCGGGCATCGCCGCCCGCGGTGGGCGGCACCGAGGCGGTGCGAGGGAAAGGCGATGAAGAAGACGATCAAAACCGCGCTGGCCCTGGCCAGCTTGGCAGTGGCCATAGGCGCCGGCGCGGCGCCGGCGGGCAGTATCGGCCCGGCGGACATCAAGGGAGACTGGCCGTTGACCGTGCAGCCGGTGCGCGTGCTGTGCCAGGCGCCCGATGTCGTGATGCTGGAAGCGCCTGACGGCAAGGCCTACGGCGTGATGGGCAAGCGCCGGGCGGCGCGAGAGTTCGGCGCGCGCGACCTCGATGAGGTTTGGAAAGTGGTGAATGCCAAGGGCAGCCGCAGCCCCAACCTGATTGACGTGGCCAACTTGGCTACTGAGAAATGCAAAGCCTCAGGGCAGTTCAAAAGTTGATCGACTGTCACACAACAATCCCAGTAAGAAGATATTTTATGAGCTACAGCGCAACTGTTTACAAGGCTTTTATTGCGTCCCCGGGTGATGTCATGGTCGAGAGAGGCGTCATTCGTGATGTGCTGGGAGAGTGGAATGTGGTTAATGCCGATCACAGGAAGCAAGTACTGCTCCCTGTCGGCTGGGAAACGCACTCGACCCCGGAAATGGGAGATAGGCCGCAGGCCATTATTAACAAGCAGATTCTGTCTGGCTGCGATTTGCTCGTTGGGGTTTTTTGGACGCGTATAGGTACAGCGACCGGAGATTACCAGAGCGGCACCGTCGAGGAAATAGAAGAGCATATCAAGGCCGGAAAGCCGGCGATGCTCTATTTTTCTAGTGCTCCAGTTATGCCGGATAGCGTAGATCCCGAGCAATATAGGAGACTTAAGGAGTTTAGGAGCAGCTGCCAGTCGAGAGGACTATATGAGTCTTACACTGATGTTCAAGACTTTAGGAACAAGTTCTATCGGCAGCTTCAGCTGAAGATAAACGGCGATCAGTATTTCAGTGTGCCGGATGCTTCAGCAGTCACGGAGATCAGACCATCTTTTGTTCCCGTCGAACCCACCTTAACAAAGGAGGCGACGTTCCTTCTCAAGGAGGCCGCCGCAGATCCGAGGGGGCAAGTGCTGTTCATTGGATATGACAGTGGTTATGCGCTCCAGGTTAATGGTAGAAATTTGATTGAAGAAGGGAGTGAAAGATCAGTGGCTATATGGAAATCGGCGCTTAAAGAGCTGGAGTCCCAGGGAATGCTTGAATCTGTGAGCCACAAGCGGACCATATTTATGCTGACTAGAAAAGGTTATGAGGCTGCTGATCGTCTGCCATAACTGAAGCTGCTCGCTGGCGGTATATGGACACGACGGCAAACGGGACTATTCCTCTGCCATTACATCCTCCGCCGCTCCGCCGGCGTCCTCTGCCGCGGCGCCGTTCTCGAGCTCCAGTCTGGTGGTCAGCCCTTGATCACCCAGGCTGTGGGTGGTCTTCACCGTCAGCCACTCGCCGCCGTCGATCTCGGGCTTGAACCCACTCACGCGCACGGGCGTCTGCGGCCCCAAGCGCGGCTGGCCGATGGCCAGCGTGATCTCCAGCGTCGCCGCGCCGCGCTGCAGGCGCTGCCACTCCGCCTGCGCGCCGGCGCGGGCCGAGGCCTCGTCGGCGTAGGTCTCTCGCAGCCGCTTCGCGCGCTTGCGCGTGCCGACAACCACGCCGCGACGCTTCGCCCGGCCCGGGTCGTGCCAGTACGCAACCACGCCGGTGTACGCGTCGCGGTCGCTGGTGTGATACCGGTGCTGGTCACCGGCGGCGCGCGTCAGCGTGACCGTGGGCAGTGCCGCGCCGGAGCTCGTGCGCGTGCCCTGGATGGGCAGGAACAGGAGCTTGTCCTTCTTCACCGTGCACACCGCGTCGTAGCGCTTGGCCAGGCGCTGCAGGAACGCGATGTCGCTCTCGGTCTGGTCCTCGTGCGCGACCGCGGTGCTGGCCAGGCGCGTGTCAATGCGCGAGGCGAGGCTGTGGCGCTTGGCGATCGTGGCCACGATCGCGCCCAGCGTCGTGTCGTGCCAGCTGCGCTCAGTGCGGCTGCGCAGCTCGGCGCGCAGGTTTGCGCTGCGGGCGCGGATGCGCAGCTCATCCGGCGCGCCGGAGTGCTCCACCTCGTCGACGGTGAACGAGCCTTTGTCCACCAAGTCGCCCTCGAACCCGAGCCAGAGCGCGAGCTCCGCGCCGCGGCTGGGCAGCTGCAGCCGGCCGTCCGAGTCATCGAGCACCAGGTCGAGCTGATCGGCCTCGCCGCCGCGCGACTCGCACAGCGTCAGGCTGATGAGGCGCGGCTCGATGAGCGGCGTGAGGTCGCGGCTGCCGAGCTTGATGACGTAGGACGGGCGGGGGTAGGTGGACGGCTCGGCCATGGTCACGCGAGGTTGCTGTTCAGTCCGCTGTCGGCCCCCAGGACGTCGACCAGGTCGTCGTCGGTGCGCCTCAGCTCGAGGCTGAATTCGATGCGCCGCGGTACGCCCTCG